GGCACCGATTGAAATTAGATTTAAGATCTAACTGTCACCAATAGGTGACAGATCGTTACGACACTGACCAAAAGGTCAGTGTGGTTGGCTCTAAAGCCAACCGATTGATCATCAAAAGAAACATTAAATTATGAAAATTCAAAGTTTATCAGTCAATTATCTAGAAGTCCAATTAAATTGGTCCTTCAGAAATTAACTGAAAAGTCAATTGCTCAGAAAACCTATTAAAATGGTTCTCCAAGAATTAACTATAAAGTCAATCTCTCAGGAATCCAATTAAATTGGTTTCCTAAAAGTTGACTAAAACTAAGAAAGATTCATCTAAAATGTAAACTTTAATGATCAATCAGGCAGTGAATATTTCTACAAATCAGAAACAAGAAGGAAATCAGAACTAAAAGGTTGATCCACCTGTGATACAGATAAGTTATCGACTTCTCTAGGAATGTTATTGAAACTTTCAACAACTCCTATCGAGGAATCAAGACTATCTACATCATTGGGAAAATCAAACTCTTTTAGTTCTAATTCGAGACTAAAGAGTCGATCCGACTGTGATATAGATTGGTCACCAAGTTCTCTTAGAATGTTATTGAAACTTTCAACAACTTCTATAGAGAAATCAGGACTATCTACATCATTAGGAAGATTAAACTCTTTTGGTCTCAATTCTTTTCCAAGAGCCTTTTCAAACAGACTCGAATCAAATTGATGACAAGAATAACCTGTGACCACCTTTTTAAGGTAGTCAGGTTGAACCTGTAAATCAATGATTGGAGTCAAGAATGTCGTCGCCACGGTTGTGGCTGACGGTATTCCTCGAACAGACTCTAGGAAAAGATTCCTAAATGTTTCAAAGCTATATTCTTTGTTTCCATCCAAAAAATTTTGGAAGAAAACACGATCAATTTCCTTTTGAAGGAGATTCCTAATCTTTAAATCATTAAAGGGCACCTGGATGGTGTCTAAAAACGATAAAGAAGGGAGTTCTTCAATGGATTGACCTAAGAAAAAAGCTCTCAAATGAGGATTAGAGAGTACATGTTTTTTAACCCGTTCCATGTGGGGAACACCAACGAAATCTTCGTGGTACTCCTTTGATAGAACTGGGTCATTAAATGTACAATCTGATTCCTCAAGAGATCTTTGTAGAAATTTAATCTGAGAGAGGTATGGAATGGATATACAGCCCTTATTGGGTTCGATCTTTCTAAAAAGATCATGAAGGTAAATAAGAATCTCCGTTTTTTTATCACGGGTACTCAAATTTTCCCTCAAACCCCAATTTAAGGCTAATCCGCCATGACTGACGGGTACACTAATACTCCTAACTGTCCTTGAAAGTTTTGACCGATTTACGGTCTTAAACAATTCATGGATATAAGGAGTCGGTGTATCCGACATCATAACTTCCAAATCTCTCAGACATTCACCAAGAATTTGCGAACGTCGGTCAAGAACCCTCTGTTTGCCAGAGTTTAGCACTCTTCCCTCAAAAATTAATTGGGAATTTACTGTGCCATACTTCGGATGAATGTAGTTTTTCCCTAAGGAAAGAGAGAGACCAAATTGGTCTACCTTCTCCTTCCATAAAGGATAAACAGTACGAGGAGCTCGCATCAGGATATCATCTCCATTGATTAAATATTTATCAGGAGACAATCCGAGCGAAGCTACTGTACAGTCATTCAACAAACACAAAAGGGGAAATGAAAGAAGAGAACCCATTAATTGGCCAGACCTTTGAACTCCGGGTTCTAAACCGGAATCTTCAGGATAAACCAATAAATGAGGACTAATTTCTTTCATTGCCCACCTTTTGGTGGGTTCATGATCAATGGACTCTAAAATGCCTTCCAATAAAGCTTTTGAAGCTTCAATGGAGAAAGAATCTGTTGCAGCGGCATAATCGCCCGAGATCCAGACATCATCAGGACTTGATTTTAAAAAAATCCTTTCGATGGCTGGTTCGAGTTTATTTGTACCGTGGGTCAAACAAAATTGTTTTTCAACCCCTAAGCTCTGCCACATGGCATGAGCAAAAGGTTTTAAACAAAATGTTGCACCTTTTCCAGCAGTGATAGTTCTTACCTTGAGTGGTTCCAAAATAGGTTCAACTCGAACAGGTAAAATATCTACTGGTGGAAAAGCATCAAATTCTAAGGCATAAGTATTTGCACTCATTTGAGGACACATATCAAAACCAAGACTCTTTGGGAGATGAGGAACAATTTGTTGTTCCAAAAACTCTTTCGAGATCAAGGTATCGATAGTTTCCACAGAAGAGTGAATTACTTGAGTCCAAGTTCGACGAATGTTATCATGAAATTTCTCTCGTTCCTTATAGATAGGAATCAGTTGATTCAGAAAATCTGAATCTACTTGTTCCCAAATATCTTGGACTATTTTACCACTTTCCGACACAGATTGCGAAAAATGTGTCTTTCTTTGATAATATACTTGAGAGAAATCGAACTGACGAGACCTACTAATGTCCTTCATACAACCAGGACGACAGATTAAATTCTCTGTTCGTACCCAGGATGGCTTTTCTTTAAGTTTAAAG